CATGTCGCTACCAATAGTGACAACCCTCGTGCCTATGAAGTTGCTGGACAAATCATCAAGACTATGGGTGAACAAGCTAAAGACATGATGGAAGTCCAAGAGAAGAAACATCGAATTGAAAAAAATTCGGATGCACCCAAGACTATTAGTAAGACAACTAACAACCTAGTATTCACTGGAACAACTTCAGAACTTATGAAACAATTGAAAGCAGAGAACGAAAAAATTATAGACCATGAGCAAGATTGAACAATCATATCACGGTAATCCTAATCTAAAACAAATTGGATATCTACACGATTTTTCTAAAGAACAACTAGAAGAATTAATTAAGTGTGAAAGTGACCCCATTTATTTTATAGAGAATTATTGTAAAATAGTTACATTGGATAAAGGTCTACAAGCTTTTAAACTGTACGATTGTCAGAAGAAAAAAGTTGATTTCATTATGAATAATAGAAAAACTATTCTAATGGAAGGTAGACAGCAAGGTAAAACAGTAACAGCTGCCGCTTGTCTGTTACATTACACGGTTTTTAATAGTGACAAGACAGTTGCTATCATGGCAAACAAAACTGCGGCTGCCAGAGAAGTGTTAAACAGATACCAAACTATGTATGAGAATCTTCCTATCTGGATGCAACAGGGGGTTAAGACATGGAACAAGGGTGATGTAGACTTGGAGAATGGTTCTCGCGTGTTTACATCTGCAACCACTGCCTCTGGTATTCGGGGTAAATCAGTTAACTGGTTGTACATTGATGAGGCTGCAATCATACCAAACAATATAGCAGATGAATTTTTTGCATCTGTGTACCCTACTATCTCTGCTGGTGAGACCACAAAAATTCTTTTGACATCTACACCATTGGGATATAATCATTTTTGGAAGTTTTGGAATGAATCGGACAAGGGTACTAATGGATTTGACAATATGTTCATTCCATATACTGAAATTCCAGGCCGAGATGACGATTGGGCAGAAGAACAACTTAAATTATTAGGTGAGGTTAAGTTCAACCAAGAAGTTTTATGTGACTTCTTAGGGTCAAGTAATACATTGATTAACGGTAAATCCCTTGGGGTAATGTCTTCAATAGACCCAATTTATAAGAAAGATGGTCTGGACATTTATGAAGAACCTCAAGAAGATAAATATTATGTCATATCGGCAGATACCTCTAGGGGTATCGGTGGTGACTACTCTGCTTTTATAGTAGTGGACATCACTCAAATGCCGTTTAAGGTTGTTGGTAAGTATAGGGATAACAAAGTTTCCCCATTATTATATCCAGATTTTATTAGTAAAGTCGCAAAAGATTTTAATGATGCTTATGTGTTACTTGAGACAAACGATATAGGTCAACAAGTAGTAGATATACTTCACCAAGAACTAGAGTATGAGAATATTTTTAGTTGTGTACAGGAAAAGAACAAACAATATGTTTCGCCTGGCTTCGGAAAACAAAGTACTCTAGGGGTGCGAACATCAAAAGCAGTAAAAAGACAGGGATGTTTGGCACTAAAAAGTTTGATTGAAGAACAGAAGTTCTTATTATTTGATGCTGAGTGTATAAGTGAACTCTCAACTTTTGTTGAAAGAAGTGGTACATTTGCTGCTGATGAAGGTTACCACGATGACCTTGCAATGTGTATGGTACTATTTGCATGGTTATCTACTAATACATTCTTTAAGGATTTGACTAATGTTGATATTCGTGACAATTTGTATAATTCACAAATGAGAATGATAGAAAACGATTTGACACCATTTGGACTTGTTGTTAATGGACATGAACCAGAGGCAGAAGTGATGGGTGGTGACTATTGGATATGGGCAGATGAGAAAGAAAAAATTTTATAAATAATTGTTAGGAATAACTATTTAGTCAAGATAGATTAAAAACGAAATACGAAGGAGAACAAAATGGCTTTCCAATTATCGCCGGGCGTCTTAACGAAAGAACAAGACCTTACTAATGTTGTCCCCGCTGTAGCCACCACAATTGGTGGAATATCGGGAGACTTCCAATGGGGGCCTGCTCATGAGATTGTTGCTGTAAGTAGCGAAAACAATCTTGTAGAAAGGTTTGGTAAACCCACATCAAGTGTATATTATGACCACATGGTAGCATCAAGTTTCTTGGCTTACGGTTCACAACTGTTAACTATCCGAGAAGTTGGTGCAGCTGCTAGAAATGCAGTGAGCACTGGTACTGCTGTAATAATTAAAAACCGAGGACTGTATGACGAGAACTATGCATCTGGTCAAGGTAGTGTTGGCCCTTGGGCTGCAAAGTATGCTGGTACTCTAGGTAATGCTCTTAAAGTAGAAATTGCAGATATCACTTCTGCATCTGGATTATCAGTCGGTTCAACAACAATAACCGCTGCTGGTTCTGGATATTCAGCCGCAACAGTAACATTTTCTGACCCAACAGGTGTAACTCCTGCTAACGGTGGTATTACTGCTACTGGTACGGTGGCTTTAAGTGGTAACAATGTTCAATCAATCACAATTACAAATCCAGGCTACGGATATACATCTGCGCCTACATTGACAATTGGTGGTGATGGTTCATCTGCAACTGCAACTGCTACGCTACAAACCGCGTGGACATACAAAGACCAATTTGATTTTACACCAACCACAACAACACACGCTAAGAACAATGGCGCAACATATGACATGGTTCATGTTATCGTTATTGACGAAACAGGTGAAATCTCTGGAACTGCTGGAACAGTCCTAGAAAAATTTGCTGGACTTTCCAAGGCATCTGATGCCAGAGATGATTTAAATCAAACAAACTTTTATAAAAATGTAATTAATGACCGTTCAGAATGGATATACTGGATGGATTATCCTACTACTGTCACATCGACATCTGGTAGTGCATGGGGAAGTTCTTCTGCTGGAGGAACTAGATTTGAAACATTGTCTGGTTCTGCTGCTGGAGATGTCTCAACTTCACTTGGAAGTGGTGTTGATGCTGCTCCTGCTACTGCTGACTTACAGTCTGGATATGGACTTTTCGCAAATGACGAATTAGTAGATGTTAACTTAATACTTAACTCTGCACACGCGACTGCTGTAGGAGATTACATTATCGATAATGTTGCTGAGATTCGTAAAGATGCAATGGTATTCATCTCACCACAGAGAAGTGCTGTAGTTAATAACGAAGGTTCAGAAGCAACATCAATTATTTCAACATCTGACCTTAATGCATATACTCGCTCATCATATGCAGTGTATGATTCTGGTTGGAAATATATGTACGACAAGTACAATGACCGATATGTCTACATTCCTTTGAATGGTGATATCGCTGGTACTTGTGTAGTTACAGATAAAGCAGATGACCCTTGGTTCTCGCCAGGCGGACTTAATAGAGGACAGATTAAAAATGCAATCAAACTTGCATGGTCACCTAATAAGGCACAAAGAGATACACTTTACACTAAAGGTGTAAACCCTGTAATCTCAACGCCAGGCAATGGTATCATATTGTTTGGAGACAAGACAATGCTTGATACACCAAGTGCATTTAACAGGATTAATGTCCGTAGGTTGTTTATTGTTCTTGAAAAGGCAATTGCAACTGCTGCTAAATTCCAATTATTCGAGTTCAATGATGCTTTCACAAGGGCACAATTTACTGCTCTAGTAGAACCTTTCTTACGAGATGTTCAAGGACGAAGAGGTATCTTTGATTTCCGTGTAGTATGTGACGAAACAAATAACACAAGTGCTGTAATAGACGCTAATGAGTTTAGGGCCGACATCTTTGTCAAACCTGCCAAGTCTATTAACTTCATCACTCTGACTTTTGTTGCAACCAGAAGCGGAATTTCTTTTGAAGAACTTGGCGGTTAATAGAGATAAATAAAAAAAGTTAGGAGAAAAAACAGATGAATATTGAAGAGTTTAAAGCCAGACTAGGTGCTGGAGGTGCGAGACCTAATCAGTTTAGGGTAAAGCTTGCCTTCCCTTCCTATGTAACTGGTGTTGACCCATCGTACAGTTTGCTCGTAACTGGGGCCGCCCTTCCCGCTTCCAATGTAAACCCTGCTATCATACAATATCGTGGTAGGGAAATCAAACTTGCAGGCGAAAGGATTTTTGACCCTTGGACTATTACAGTCGTAAATGACTCAGATTTTAGTCTACGAGCACCATTTGAAGCTTGGATGAACGGTATGAATAACCGCGAAACCAATGAAGCTATTACTTTGGAACCATCTGGTTACCAGAGTGATATTGTTGTAGAACATTTAGATAGGAATGACAAAGTGTTAGAGAACGGAACTTACACATTAAGAAACGCATTTCCTATTCAGATGTCAGAGATTGCACTAAACTATGCACAGAATGACATCTTTGAAGAATTTACGGTGACATGGCAATACACACATTATGATGTAGAATAATCTACAGGTTGAAGAAGGTATAAATTATGGAATTATTTGGATTTGAAATAAAAAGATCCAAGTCAGAGTCGGAAAAAAGTTTTGTTCCGCCACATGACGATGGGTCAATAGAAAGTATAAAAGCTGGTGGATACTACGGTACTTACTTTGATATAGAAGGAACTGCTAATAGTGAGACCATGCTTATTAAGAGGTATAGAGATATATCTCAAATGGGGGATGTTGATGCGGCCATTGAGGATGTTGTCAACGATGCCATTGCAAACTTGGATGATGAGAAACCTGTTAAGTTAAATCTTGACAATGTTCAACAATCTGCCACGGTGAAAAAGGCGATTGTATCTGAGTTTGATGGGGTTCTTAGGATGTTGGATTTCAACACTAGGGCCCAAGATTATTTTAGGCGATGGTATATTGATGGAAGAATATTCTTTCACAAGGTCATCGACACTGAAAAGCCTAAAGAAGGTATAAAGGATGTTCGTTATGTTGACCCAAGGAAAATCCGAAAGGTCAGAGAGATTAAAAAAGAGAAAGATAAATCAACTCAAGTAACTCTCGTTAAAGATGTACAAGAATATTTTGTGTTTGATGAAAAGGGAATTGCCACCAACTCGCAACTGTCCTATAGGTCAGAAGCAGTTAATGAAAAGGCAATCAAGGTTAGCAAAGATTCCGTTACATATTGTACATCGGGACTAGTTGACCAAGATAGGAATATACCACTTTCCTATCTTCACAAGGCGATACGCCCTGCTAACCAATTGAGAATGATGGAGAACGCAGTGGTTATATATCGTATCACACGCGCTCCAGAAAGAAGAATTTTTTATATAGATGTTGGAAATCTGCCAACAGGAAAGGCGGAACAATATCTAAAAGATGTTATGAG